TCTTTTATTATAAATATCGTTTATCTAGATTTCTGTCGTTGTTTTTCTATCTGTTCGTTTTTTTCTTGGAATTCAGAAGAAAGTTTATCAATAAAAAACTTTCTCTCAAAGGTGGGCATTAATTGTAGGTCTGAGTAAGACATATTAACATGTTTACTTAGATAATAGAACTCATCGAGCATAATTTTCCTATAGTTAGAAGAAAGGACGAAAAAACTCTGCCCCAAAAGTGATACGCATAGTCACTTTTTCTCCTGACGGGGCTGTAGTAGTTCTATTAAGGTCCAACTTAGGTTCACAATCTTTCATTGTGTTTCTAATAAATTTTGAATCCATAATAGGTAGCGTACTTATAAAGGTTGATATTTTTTCTCTATTTTCATCCCCATCTATGGAAATGATTAACTTTTCTAACCGTTTAGTAACAAGAGGTACCGTTACTCCGTCAGGGTATAAATCAGGTAATTCAGATAACTCATTAGTATCTTGAATATTTAAAAGTCGACATACAACATTGACACCTGTTTTTGGTAAATTAAATTCAAATAAGCCCTTTTCATTAGGTTTTATCTTAGTTTTTTCAATGTTTAATTCATCTAAAGCCACCTTAAAATTAAAATCCTTACCTGTTTTTGGGTCTTTTAATACAAAGTTATAGTCAGAACCAAACGCAGTATTTCTTAAAAATATTAATACAGCCTCGGCGTCCCCATCTAATAATTCGTTAACATTAAAATCAGGTTCGTAAATTTTATTTTTTAGTAATGTCATCACTAAGTTTTTACTTCCTGAATTAGATAATAATAAGTTTTCATCCTGAGCGGTTAAATAACCGACTTTAAGTGATTTTTTCTTATTAGTGTAAAAAATACCTTGCGATGGTAATGGTACCACATCGTGTGGTAAATTCATATTTGCTTGTCCGTATTGTTTTCCTTGGTCCATAATAGTTTATTTAAATAAAAAACCATAGAAGTTCAATGACCTCTATGGTTTTAAATATACAATTGATTGGTTTATTATCAATACTTGTTTTATATTAGTATACCAAAATACATCTATCAGGACGTAATGTAGCTGTAATAGTAGCTAACGCATCATCACTATATCCTAAACTATCGAAATTAACATCAGTTAAAAATGTTCCTTGTAGAATCCATTTTTCAACCGCCACACCTGTTGGGTCTAACATCTCTAGGTCTAAGTCTTTCTTATAACCTGCAGCATATCCCATACGTCCTGTTACGGACTCTGAATGTAATCTAACCCACTCCATTAACGCTTGTGACGCTGATGGTCCAATTGGGTCACGGAATGTAACGTTTATCGTGTTCCACACGAATCTACCTGCTACGTATGTAGAGGTGTTTAAAAAAGGAATCTCTGTTGACCCGATTTGGATGTTAGGTCTTGATGTAGACTCAACATACCAAGAATTAATACCCAATGAAGATGGAAACGATAGTATAAATCGGTTCTTCCTTTTTGGTTCATAGGGAACGGGCATTTTCATTAATAAGTCTGCCATTGTATTTTGGTTTTATATTTCTTTAGTTTATTTAATTATAAATATCCAGTTTAAAAGTTTTTCTATTTACTTTTATTTTTTTTTCAGTAATCTACTAGAGCAAATAAAATATAATAATAATTATACTTCTTTTTTATCTCCTCCTTTAGTTAAATACATTTTAACTGGTTTATCTTTATATTCTTTATCTAAAAATGCTTTAATCTTTTCTACATTGCCTGGGTCATCGTCAGAAAACCCAATCATAGGTATGAAATTATTTTTTATATCATTTTTAAGAAAGGCTTTTTTACCAATTCTTTCACTCATTTCTTTCACATACGCGATAAAACTCCTTAAAGCTTTAATTTTACCCTCTTCAGGGTCAGCAGCGTTACCTTCACCATATGTTACAGGATGGTATTTATTTAAATCCAAATAATCATTAATCATTACGGACGAATCCTTTTCCTCGTCACCCGACATATTACGATACTTTTTAAGATTGTCAATTAAAGACTCCTTGCTAATACCGTTATGGTTAGTCACAATCATATTATAAATCGCTTCACGTAATACCGATGGTGTGTGACCTCTTGCAGTGATTATTGAAAAAATTGACCCCCCGTTTATCGCTTCAACAAAATCATTCCACGATGGACCTGGTTTTGCTAATAGGGAGTCCACTATAAAGGCGTTATCACCCTTAACTCCGAAATTTCTGTAAGGGTCATCGGCATACCCTACAATCATTTTACCCTTATATTCAAAAGGTTCTTTACCAATCATACCTCGATAGTCGGCGAAGTCTTCTGTTGACATTCCCACCTCCTCGTCCTCATCGGACAAAAGTATGATTTGTGTCGGCATAGTCGCAATATTATCATCCCAATCAAAAGCATAATACTTTAAATCGGGATTACCTTCAGGGTCAAACCCTTCTTGTAATTTTTTTTCGTGATAAAATTCTCTAATAACCTTCTTTAAACTCATCTTTCTACTTAGTTTTTCTTATTAATTTTTACCATTAGTCTCTCTAATTGTGACTCAGATATAACAATATTCTGAGGTTTTTTAGAAAAAGACTTTTTTCCGTCAGACTTTACGTTTAACGACTCGTTAAGTGTTTTTTTCTTGAATTCCATTTTATTTTTGTTTAAACGTTTAATTGGCTAAGAGGAGGGAATTAACCCTCCTCCTTAATATAAATATAGTTAGTTATTAAATATCTTCAAAAGATGCTCCTGTAGGAGTAATCAAGAATTCAATATCTATAAATTCAAGTGCTCTTGTTGGTTTCAAGTAAATTTTACCTGTTAACGTATTAGAGTCTAAATCTTCAGGTGTATTTGAAACTGTAACTCTAAAGTCAATCAAACCTCTGTCTCTTCTAATACTATCTAAGATAGGATTAACTGAGTCTAAGAACTCTTGTCTAACTTGTTCATCGTTTTGTTCGAATAATAATCTTACCGCTACTGCCGAAATTAACTTACGTGCTTGTAGTAATAATCTTCTAACATTTATTCTATCAAGTGCAGATTCTTTAATCTGTAAAGTTTTGTTACCCCAAATAACTGTACCAACATCAGAGAAGGTTGCTATCGGGTTTAATCTACCTTGATAAAGTGTATCTCTATCTTCTTGTGTTAGTTTTTTACGTGCTTTAACAGAATTAACTAAACCTCTCGTGTAACCCGCTGATGCGAACCATGGGAAAGCGATGTTGTCTGTTAATGCTAAGTTTCTAACAACTTCACCTGTTGGTGGAAGATAAATCTGTGTATTATTAACCGTATCTCTTGTAAGAATCCATGGGTAATAAGTTGCAGTGTAGTTAGAGTCAATTCCTGTATCCTCTAAATTATCTACCGCCTCTTCAGGATAAATGAAGTCCGTATCGAAATTCCCTAAAGAAGGTGTAAACATATTATAATCAGGTGTTGTACAAATATAAACTGAATCCGCTCTGTCCTGTTCAATCATGTCAATTGCTGACTCAACTAAATTTGAGTTGTTAACATAATCAATACCAGGTGTAGTAAACACGTTAATGTTAACTGATTCAGGATTATTGAATGTGTACTGACCCCATAAGTAAGCGTAATAATCAGTGTTAGCCCAAGTTAATTTATCTGGACCTACAATTTGTTTAAATGCTCCCCACCCTGTTGCGGTTGGATAAGTTATTGATGGTGCAGCACCTGCTCTAAATCCAGCAGCTCCTAATTGGTACCTGTCACCATTAGTTCTATATTGCCTGTAAATGTCCCATCCGTCAAAACCTCCTGATGGTACAACAGTGAACTTACGTGCATTTAATCTATAATATGGGTTACTTTCACTTTGAGGTTCCCCGTCAAAACTAGCGTCACCAACTTCAAAAGCGGTTTCACCTGAAGTAATATAGTTAGATGAAATTAAAATAACCGTTGCTCCTGAATCCATATGGTAACCTTTAGTTAGGTAAGACCATGGTTGTGAATCAGTAGCGGTTGCTAAATTAGTAGGATTTTGTTTTCCTTTATATGATAAGAAATCCGCATCTATACCTGCGGTGTTAGAAACACCTAAGTATGTTCTTCTTACTCTATCACCTGAACTTCTTGTTTCATTGTCTGTACCTGAAGCCGCACCAAATGGTGGGTTCCAAATAACTTCACCCGGTGTGTCATATTTTGTTTTATATTCTAAGAATGGTGATTTAACCCCTGAATACTGTCTAGTTTGATATCCTCTAAACCCACAAGGTAGTGAATCCATAGGTGCATCTTCATTCATTTCTAACATTATAAATCTTGACCTTAATTCAAATTCACCATTAGATGTACCAATTTTCTTAGCTACAAAACTATTTTGGTTGATATCCATCGTACAGTTAGTGAATTTCTCTAAAACTACAGGATTTGCGTCTGTATCGAAGAAATCACGTACTACAACATCAAAGGTTCCATTATTAAATGAGATATTCATAATTGAAACTTTTACCTCTCTGTTTGCAGCATTACCGTCAGATATTGTTATAACTTTAAACATATCATAAACTTGGTTACCTCTCAGTTCTGAAACAAAATATGGAGTTTCAGGTGTTTGATATTGTTCTAAATACCAACCAATACTTGTGTTAGTTCCTAAATCTTGTCTCGCACTTGGTAAATCAGTTAGTGTACAATTTAAACCACGAACACGACCTAATCTATAACCAGTATTTAATAAGTTATAATATTCTTCTTCTACGAATAAAGGTACTTCAGATTTTGGTTTTGCAAAATTCGATTTTCCGAATACCTTTGATAGGTAATTGGAATTAGATACGTTAAATGATGTTTGGAAAAAGAAATTATCTCCATTTGCAGTTGTTGCTGAAAGACCAAATGTAGAGAAAGGGTTAGTATTAACCTCCGAGTAAACACCCGTACAATCCATGTTAACATCAGTTAATCCTGATACTTCATATACAGGACCATCATCAGAAGTATATGTATCGATACCTCGTGAACGTAAAGTTGCTACTACCACATCATGATAATCATTATACGGTGTACCTGTATAATTAGTTACGTAAACTTGAGCGGTCCCTTGATATTCGAGACCAACCGTATTTACTAACGTGGTTACACCAAAGCCGAAACCTGTACCATTATAAACACCATTAGATTCTGTAAATAATGCGTAATACCATGGGTCGTTTACTGAGTCAGTTAATTCTATTGATTCAAACTGTATATTTTCAACACCTAAAACATTTACGTTACTTACGTAATTAGGTGTAGTAGTTACTCCTGTAATATTATCATATGTGGTCGAATCGACTGCTCCCCAAAAATAGGAGGTTTGTCCCGAATTTGCGTTGTTTACAATTTCAGAATAGAAATAACCTTCCATATCTGATTGTAAAGTTGATTCACCGCCAGTATATGTTGTATATGAATCTGTTATCACACCTTGAATTGAAGCGGGTAGACCACCATAATTGGTGATAGCCACACTTGTAGATGTTCCTGAAACTCCGGAGAATGACACTGTAAATGGTCCAGTTTGTCCCGTAGCGGTCGTTCCTGAACTATCTAAGTTACCGATAGTTGTTATTGACCATGAAGGTCCTGCGTCATACCCTGATAATCCAAGTACCCTTGTTACAAACAATTGATTTGATTGTTGTAGATAAGACTTAGCTATATAAGCCGCCTCATACTTAGGTATCTGAGTATTTACAAATTTAGTTGGATTTGTACCACCAAAATAGGATTGGAACTCATCGTAATTAGTAATGAAAATCGGCTCGAATGCTGGTCCCGAAATTGTTTCACCTACTAACCCAAGAGTTGTTACTCCTACACTTTGTGCTACAAAACTTAAATCTCTTTCTGATGTATAAACACCCGGAGATACGAATACTTTGTTAGATGTCGCCATTGTGTAATTTTTTTCTTAAGTTTTTATTTATAGATAAATATTAGCAAAAAGATGAAAAAACTATTACATAAAGAGTATATTTATATAGAGTAGGAAAAAATTCTACCTTTTTTCTACTTTTTAAAAAAACATGGATGAGTAAAATAAAAAACATAAAAATTTCACCTGAGTCACATAAGACTTTAAAACTATACTGCGAAAAACACGGTTTAAAGATTTATAAATTCTTAGAAAAGTTAATTGAGGATAATTGTAAAGAAGTTAGAGATATCTACGGAGAGTAATTATAGAAGTCTAGCTTTAGATTTTAATACTGACTGTTTGGTTATATCTATTTTAACTACATCAATCTTAATCTCATCATTAGTTGATACCTTTATTGTTGCGATATCATCACCAATATAGTTATCATTAATATAAACGGAATAACTATCTACATTAGACGTTTCTAATATTGTTAAATCAATTTCATATCTGTAAGTTTCAGTTAAAGATTCTAAACCACTAACAAAAATAATGTCTAAATCAAAATCACTTGGATTCGAAGGTAATTTCTCAACTCTCTTACCAGTATTAAGTAAATCAACCTCAAATATAGTTGCGGTTCTAGATATTGCAGGAGACACCTCAAACTCTTCTTCATCTAATAAGAATCCCATCATTAAGAATTCGTAGTTTTGTACGTAGTATTTTCTTTTCTCAAGTTCTAAAACGGATTCGTCAGATGAACTGTTTAATATCATTGGTATATAGTGACCCTTTATTTCTGTATACGCTTGTCTAGATGAAAATTTCTGTAATACCTTTTTATTAAAGTCATTTAACTCTCTCATTCTATTACAGAATATTTTTACATTGTAAGTAATATCTACAGGAACGGGTTGAGGTATTTTATATATGTCCATTCCTTTTCTTTGTCCGTCCCACGTTGGTACTTTAGCGTAATAGAATTGTCTTCTATTTGGTATTGTATATTGTAATGATGGATTTGTCCCAAACTTAACATCGGGGTTTCTAACCGTGGCAACAAAAGGGGGTTTAATATTTTTATCTAAATCCTGAAAATTCCAAGTCTCAGTAAACTGAGCCCAATTTTGTGTGGTTATAATTAAATCTATATTTTTTATATTCTTCCCGTTTACTGAAATACCTAATTCGTCTCTAACAAAATCTAACATACCCCTATCTAAATCTGCATGTAAAATGGATTTTGGTAAATAGGTACCATCTTCTTGAATTTGTTCAAGTAGTTCCTCTCTTCTCTGATGTAAAATTTTATCAGGAGTTAAAGGTAAATATTTTTTTACATTTTTAGGTAGTCCCATTATTTTACAGTTTCACTTATAAAAAATACTTTATTCTTAGAGTTAATCATTTCAACCTCGTTAGCATTGTAAATTGGTTCCTCACCATCTTTTCTAACGAATGAGTCATACTTATACGGATTATACGTTATCACATTCTCATTTGGCTCATCAGGTAAGTTTTCACACGGAAACGTACAAAAATCCATTAAAGTTCCAATCACAAAGGCATGTACATTTTTTCTCATTTCATCTCTTACTTTTTCTTTACCTCCTTGTCGTACTCTAAATTCAACATCTTTTAATTTAACATAATCGGCATACATTACAATTTTATTTTTATATGATACTGAAAATGTGTGTTTATGTAAGTTATAGTATACCATAACTTTTTTACCTATATAATTAACTTCTTGATTATCGTTACCACATTTATGACAGATATACGGGTCGTGGCCACCGTCACTTAAATCCCAAGACCACCCACAATCATCACACACAACTTTTTCACCTTCAATACCTTCACACATATGTGACATACGGGTTTTAATAAAATTTATTTCTTTTAGTAATTTTTTCATATTCCTCTAAATTCCCCGTCATTAACAGGTGCTGCAATTATACTTCGGTAAAATGGTTTATATCCACCATAAGTATGTTTATTGTCGCTAACAACACGACCATCATTAACAACAGAGTAATACCTTACTCGGTCCTCAGTTTCATAATAACCTAAATAATCGCCATAATCGATGTCAATATTTAACTCGTCTAACGCGTCTTGGTAAACACCAACCTTTAAGTTACCTGGTTCTAATTGTGATAAATTAGCATTAGAATAATTTTGATTTTCAGGTGTCTCGATAGTTACGTATCCTTTAAATTCAACAGGAGGTAAAAACTGTATTCCGTCCTCTAAAGATTCTCCATACACATCATCGGTTTTAGTTTTTTGTCTATCGACCTTATATAGAACAACGGTGAAATGCATATCACCTTCAAGCCATTCACGACCCATATTTTGTTCTAATCCAAAATCCTCGGAACCGAAAAACTTTTCTAAACGCGTTATTGGTATCTTTCTATTACTCATATATTGATAAATAGTTAGTTTATAGTTATATTATAAATATTAGATTATGGAAAGTAATAAAGATAAATTATCTAAGATACCTGAAGTTAGGGCGCAACGTACATTAGAAGTATACGATGGGTTCAATAATTATATACAATCTATTCAAAAAAAATTTAAAGAACAAAAACATTTTAAATTAACAAGGGCTCAAGCCGACTACATCAATAGTTATCATGAGTTAGTCCCTAAAATAGCCAGAAAGTGGGTGGACTTAGATAGTTACTTCGGTAAGAAGATGATGGAAGATAAACTTCTTACAAAAGTACCTGAAAAAGTTTACATTGAAAAACTTTTGGTCGAAAAAGATAAATCTTTTCACATATGGGGTAAAATATTTGAAAATGAAAAATTACATTCATTTTGGTTACCTCGTGTTGCACTAATAAAATCACAGGAAATTGAAAAGGTTCAAATAGATTATACTAAATACTCTCATAGACCTCCGTTAGAACATCAAATAGAATCTATTGAAAAATTAGCGAGTCATAAGAAATATATCTTAGCTGATGATATGGGGTTAGGTAAGACTACCTCAACCGTCATTGCTGCTTTAGAGTCGGGAGCCGAAAGAGTATTAATTGTTTGTCCAGCATCTTTAAAAATTAATTGGAAACGTGAAATTCAAAATTATACCGAAAAAAGCATATCAATAGTCGAAGGTAAGAAATGGGAAAGTGCCGATTTTGTTATTATTAACTATGACATATTAAAGAATTTTCATGATATAAAAAACAAAGAAGAATCAATAATATTGCAAGAAGGGTTTGATTTAGTTGTTGTCGATGAGGCACATTACATTCAAAATGTTCAAGCAAAAAGAACTAAATTAATTAACGACATAATAAATTCAATAGGTAAGGTATGGTTACTAACGGGTACTCCAATGACATCAAGACCAATTAATTATTATAATTTATTAAATTTAGTAGAATCACCTGTGGCTTATAATTGGATGGCGTACGTAATTAGGTACTGCGAAGGTTATCAATTTAATGTGGGTAATCGTAAAGTGTGGAACGTAAATGGGGCGTCTAACTTATTAGAGTTAAGAGATAGAACCAAAACGCATGTTCTTAGAAGATTAAAACAGGATATTTTAGATTTACCTGATAAGATTATCACTCCCGTTTATTTAAATTTAAAATCTAAAGAGTATATGGCACTTATGGGTGAATACTACGATTGGATGGAGGATGATAGGGAGAAAAAATCATTAACCGTACAATTTTCTATGTTAATGAAAGTCAGACAAATAATTGCCGAAAATAAAATAAAAGAAACTTGTGAGTTAGTTGAAAACATTATTGAACAAGGAAAGAAAGTAATTGTCTTTACCAACTTTACTGACACACTAAATAGAATTGCGGACCACTTTGGTAAAAAGGCAGTTAAATTAGACGGTAAGATGAGTAAAGTTGCTCGTCAAAACTCTGTAGACCAATTTCAAGAAAATGATAAAATAAAAGTTTTTGTTGGTAACTTAAAAGCTGCAGGTGTTGGTATAACTCTTACCGCAGCAGAGGCAGTAGTTATGAATGATTTATCATTTGTTCCTTCTGACCATTCACAAGCCGAAGACAGAGCGTATAGGTACGGACAAAAATCTAATGTTTCCGTATTCTACCCAATTTTTGAAAACTCAATAGAAGGTATCATATATGATATTTTATCTAATAAGAAAAATATTTTTGAAACGGTTATGGGTGATAATGAGGAGAGAGGGGACATAATGGAACAAATTATTAATGAAATATCAGTTAGAAGATAAAAAATTATAATTAACCATTATTTATAATAAAAAAATAAATGAAGTTCAAAAGATTAATAAATAAAATCTCAACGATTGAACATAAAATTAATAGCCGAGAAAAGTTAACAGAAGTTAACGTTAATATCTCGCACACTCCCAAACAAATTTTAACAGAAATGAAAAAAATTGGTATAGAAACATTACCGTACTCTTATTCTGCCTTAGAGAGATTTATAGATTCAGAAACTATGGATACTCACTATAACAAACATTATAAAGGATACGTTAAGAAATTAAATAATGCATTGTCGAGTAGAGTTGACGGTAACATTGAATTAGAACAATTAATAAGAGGTATTTCACGATACAATAAAACAATTAGAGACAATGCGGGCGGAGCATTCAACCACGCACTTTTTTGGAAAATAATGTCACCCAAAAAACAAAGAGCTCAAGGTGAAATTTATGACAAAATAATTAAGGATTTTGGTAATTTTCCTAAATTCAAAAAAATATTTAGTAATGAGGCAATAAAAAACTTTGGTTCAGGATGGACTTGGTTAGTCTTAACTAAGAATGGTAAATTAAAAATAATGTCCACCCCAAATCAAGACAACCCATTAATGAATGTGGTTAAAAATGGTGGATACCCATTATTGTGTTTAGATACATGGGAACATGCTTATTACTTGAAATACCGTAATAAGAGAGATGAATATGTTAGAAATTTTTGGACAATAATCAATTGGGATTATGTTAATGAATTATATTTAAATCAAACATCAAAAAAACTAACTGAAACGAAGATAGTTAAAAGTATTATTTCTGAAGGTGCGAGTGCAGGATGTAATAGAAATCAAGTACAGACGTACCGCAGATTATTTAATACTAATCCTGAGATAAAAAAACGTTTTATGTATACGATAATGGATATACTAAAAGAAGTATTTTCAGAATATTGGTATGAAAAAAACAAATACTCTAAAGGTCAAATGTCAGGGATTTATGATTATGAACAAAAAGGTCGCTCAGTGATTAATAAGTTAAATACCAACTACACAGCTTTTTGTACATTAGTGAGTGACACAAATAAATATTTAAGAAAATATGGTATTGATGCAATTAATTTTAATGATAAAAATCACAAACAACAACTAACTGAAGTTGATAGACTTAACAAATATTTGATAGAATTAAGGTACTCTATTTTTAACGCAGATTCACCAACGTTTAAAACTCTAATGTCTGGTTTAGATAAAACAAATAAGTTTGGAGATAAAAGAGAGGTTGACGCTGTTGTAAGTTTAAAAAAAATATTTAACACTTCTGATGTCAAAAAAGTTGGGGAACTAGGTGACGTAGATGATATGATTAAAGGTATAGACGCAGTCGTCACATTACCTGAAGGTACTAAAACAATACAAATTAAACCATTTAATCGTATTAATAAAAAAGACGGTAAAGTTATTGTTTACGGTACAGGAAACGTTAAACCCTATAAAACGGATTATTTAGTTTTTCATAGTGATAAGTTAGGAACTGAAGTTTTTGAGAATAAAAATACTAAAATAGTTAACGGAAGATACGTTTTTAACGAGTCATCACAATATATTAATTAAAGAAATGTAGTTTTCTGAATATTTATTAAGAAAACACACATATGTCAGTAATAGTTGAACCACAAAGAACAAAACTTTATACCCGTGTAAAACACCTATTAGGTGCACCAATACGTAGTATTGAAATAGAAGATGAAATGATGGACTCTTTATTAGAGTTATCTATTCAGGATTACGCTCAATATGTGAATGATTGGTTAATAGAGTCTCAATGGACATCACTTTACGGTATGAACTTAGATGAACAATCTGTCACAAGAGCATTCACTACTCGTTCATTAGACTGGGAAACTCAATACACCTATTCTTATTCTAAAATAGTTGGACTTCAAGCCGGTGGAGACTCAGTACTCAAAAAAGATTATATCGACTTAAAAACAAACCAACAAATTTATGAAATACCAGCAGGTAGAGAATTAAATGAATTATTATGGTTTTCAAGAGCAGAATTAGACGCAGCCTTTTTCGACCCATTTATGGGTGGATTTGGAGGTATGGGTGGTGTAGGTTTAGGTGGTGGTGCCGGATTTTCACAAATGGGACAAACAGGTAATTACATGATAACACCCGCTTTTGACATTTTACTTAGAATGCAAGACATAAATTTAAAACGAAGACTTATTGGTGGTGAATTAACGTATAGAGTAACTGCGTTACCTGAAGGAAAAAAAGCCGTACATCTTTATAATGTCCCTGGAGGTAAATTTGATTTTGGTACAATAGAAAATAACGAATATAGAGTATGGTATTGGTATTACGAAACTAATGATAGGGAAGATTGTTTAGCTAAAAACCCTGATGTAGTGAGACTACCTTCTGATATTCCAATTGATGAAATGTTATGGGCAGAACTAAATAATCCAGCACAAGCTTGGGTTAGAAAGTGGTTTGTTGCTTATGTTAAAGAAACTTTAGGACGTGTAAGAGGTAAATTTAGTGGTAATTTAAAAACTCCAGATTCTGAAGTAACAATGGATTACGATTCTTTACTCACTGAAGCTAAAGACGAAAAGAGTAAATTAATGGAAGAATTAATGAATCGATTAGAAAGGTTAAGACCTGATAAGATGATGGAAAGAGAAGCTAATTTAGCTGAAAATTTAAATAAATCATTACAATACAGAGCGTTACCGAGACAAATGTACGTAATTTAACTATGGGAATTATAAAAACACGACCGATTAAAAAAATTATTAATGGTAAAGAAACTATTTTTTCTGAAACTATTATGGTAATTAATATGCCTTTTTATAAGACAAATGGTGAGAGCGCTATTGTGGTTAAAAATAGTAATTCAGAATGTGTCATTTTATTAGATGAAACCACCACAGAACATATTACCGTAAAATCTATGTCAGACTCTATAGTAAAAACAGACAAACTAATCGATGAACAATATGAAGAAATTAGACTCGAAAAGTTTGCCTCTGTTGAACTAAGATATATAAATAACTACTGGTACGTTATGTCTTCTGATGGTCTAAAGAATTCATAATATTCATATTTTTATTAACGTATTCCATATCCACTAATTTAGTTGTATTCTCAAGATACATGTAATATGGGTTTATGTTAACGTCATCCCAAAACCTAATTTCGGGGTCAGATAATGTTAATACTTCATCTAAATTATCCTGACTACCTTCTTTCATGGGGAATCCTCTAACCAACTTAGTTTGTGATTTAGTAAAAAACGGTCTATCATCTGGATTATCCACTAATATTTCACTACGAATTTCAGGAGAAAACACTACCAACAAAGGTTCAATACGTTTATTAAATGCTGCCATATAACGAGGAATATTGTATTCACCTAATTTGTCAGGTGTTTCACTAATATATTTATCATCAATTAAATAACAATTCAATACGATTTCTGTAGAATCTGGAGGCATTGGCTTACCATTATTTATTGCATATTCTCTCTTTTCTGCCGCAGTTGCATTCCACTTATTCTTTTTTTGAACATCACCGTGAGATTTTCGTTCACCATTATTGACATAATAGATAGTATCACCTAATCCCACATTTAAGTTATGTTTTATAGCTAATTCCATATGTGCCTGTCGAGACATTAAAGACCCTGATTTGGTTCGTTTTTTTACGTGTAATTTATAATCACTTATACTTTGTTTAACACGAGATTTATTGGCGATTTTAGAAATCGGTATCTCCAAGTTATAAATTTTATTTACATACTCATAATAAAAGTCTAAAAACTCATGACCTTTACCGTCCAATAATAGACGTAACCCTTGGTCCAAAAACTCTGCGACATACGTTTGAAGCTTTTTAGATTTAATACTATTACCTGTTAATTTAACCTTACCTGTATCAGTGAGTAGTGCGTAGTTTTTACGTGCAACATTTATAGTAGACGGCCATACACCGTCAGTATCTAACCCCATTTCACCTCTCATGAAAATATCATTATACTCCGCTACGTCCGCCTCAGTACCAATATACTCTTTACCTTCTTCAACCAACCCGTTTAATCCTTTACCGATATATGTGTGTTTTTCACGTTCAGGTGGAGATGAAAAGTTTACACCATCCGTATCCATCACTAATGGTTTGTAACCTCTCTTCATAAACCACATTATCATTTGTCTAAGATATTGTCTACCCGTACAGGTAATTTGTTCTCCCATATCCATATCACCCCACGGAAATACGTGTGGAGCGGATAATGACCCGAAAAATGCGTTAATGAATATTTTAATTGGTAATTGTTTACGATTATACTTTTTAGATTGTTCTGGGTCTGAAACGTATAAATCTGAAGCCAATTTTTTATAAGTGATACGAGTATCTCTAAAATACTTTAACATACTCTTCATGGCTCCCGTTACATCACATTTAGGGAAGATATCATGAACTAACTGTATCGATGGGTATAGTGATGAGTAATCGAGTTTTAAAACGTCTGTAGAGTACCCTACTGCCATCAATCTTGACAATCCACCTGTAAATGGTCGTTTTTCACCTTTCTTAGGAATTGCTAAGTTATGTTTATATGACCAAGCGGCCATAATCATTTTCCATAATGTTGCGGTACCCATTGTTGATAGCCTCTCATATGTGGTAGGTACTAATTTAGATAGAAGGAAGTTTGCTTGATTAAACTCCTCGTCTACAACCATAGTCTCCCATATATCATCATAGAGATACCTTTCAATAATGTAGTTCCCATTTACCTTTTCATAGTGTCCTGGAAATCTTTCCATTAGGTTTTCAGTACCTATTGAACCAACTTCTTTGTAACCACCTGTCTTTGGGTTGAAATAATAATCTTTGTTGTCAAAATAAATTTTACCAATTTTATCTCCTTCAACATAAACACGGTTTTCTTTTTCCGCCCCAATAAATTGAGTTATGTATTTAAGACCCCAACTTTTAATGTCTGAGTTAATTGCTTGTGTTCTTCTAACTGCATGTGCGATATCAATGATATTGTAACCCCACATCATTGTTTGAGTGTATGGTTCCATTTCATTCGCTAACTTCAACATACCCTCCTTCTGTCTTAACTTTTGTTTGGGATTTAATGTTTTAGATATTTTTTTGACATCTAACCCTAATATTTCCGCTCTACGAAGAATAAAAGGAAAATCGAAAAAGGCTGAGTTATAACCACCAATCAAGGTCGGTTTTATACTTGCGATTGTATCAAAAAATTCAATAATAACTTTACGTTCCTCTTCATCGTTTTCACAAGCGATAACCTTTTCGAAACCTTTATTATCTTTCATCCCTATAAGGAATATTTTACTATCCTCAGGAGATAGTCCTGTAGTCTCAATATCAAATACAAAACGATGTACCTCATCGTATTCATCGAAACCTTTAAAAAGTCTTTTATTTTTTTGTATTAAATATTGTTCGGCAGGTGCTAGAATCATTATGTAGTCTGAATTACCACGACCCCATGGGTCTAATCCACCACCTTTAAAAAAGTTTACTAAATTACTATATGATTTAGTTGTCTTAACTAAATACTTTAAACCCTGTTCCATTCGGGTATCATTATGAGTATCTAATGTCTCAATAATTATTCCATGTGTAGACATAGCTTGTTTTTGAGCTGCCTTAGAACCGCCATAAAAGTTGAGTCCTTGTAGGTTACCTACCCATGCAAATGGAATAAATGTGTCTGATTTTATTGATTTACCCTGTATTGGGTCTTGAATTACTTTGAATATTTTTCCTGACGCGTAATCATATTCTAACGCTACAATATATTTTTCAGGGTCCTCTCCATTGAGGAACGTTTCAATTTGTTCTTGTGATACCATATTATTTGTTTTTTCGTTTGAGACATTTTACTCACATCGTATTGATGTGATTACTCTTTAACACTTAAACAAATTATAGGTAATGATTATAGAATTGTCAAACTATTTTGTGTTTCTTTCTTGCCATTCGTAAGATACTGAATCTTCATCTATCGGACCACCTTTAGCCCAAGTATAACAAGTTCTAGCTGAGTGACATTTGAAGTTGTGCATCCAACAGTAACCTAAACGACCATCATCATCTGATGTAACTCCAGGCATACATTCATCCATTCGTTTTGATATGTCAAATGCAACACAATTACCACATAAAGATTTTTTAGCTGCCTCTTCAGTAGTATCCCAATGTTTCGATAAGTCTTGCCAATAATCACCAGGTTCATCTACATTTAATGGTCCATATTTTATATGTTCTGACTTTATAGATGAGTCTCGATTTTTCGTATTTAATTCTAAATCTTGAGTGGCTTTTGGACAGTCCATTTCTGATTCGCCTAATAATCTACGATTTAATCTTTCGATTACTAAATTTTTTTGCCTCCTTATACTATTACTCATAGATTATAATAAGTTAATTTATTTTACCATTTTAGTCACATGGTATTATGCTTGTAACCATTCCATTAGTTACAATAAGTATATCAGTACTACCATCAACAGCTATACGACCGTTATCGAACGGGAATTCACCATTAGGGTCTGTAAATATTGGGTTATTTTGTGCTGGAGTAGTATTAGTCTCGTCTTTAAATTTAGCGAAGTAATACGTTTCAGTTTTAACCGCCGCACATTGTGTTACTCCTGATGCACCTATAAATGAAGGTAACGCCGCAGGACATGAAATATCCATATCCCATACTGTATTACTATAAAATCCAATACTTTCTAGTCTTAGGTCAGATGCAAGAGTATTTGTTTTCGGTATCACCATAAGGTTCCATGTTCTTGGGTCACCAGCATCAGTACCTGTGTTCGCCACATAATCCCCATTTTGGAATGTTGCGTTGGCAGTACCGTTTACTACCCAAGCTTCGTTAGCATCTAAATAATATTGGGTTAATTCATATGATACTCCCGCAGTAATACTTGTAGGTGCCTCGGTTGGTGAACTTGTTCCAACATATGTGAAGTTTCCGGTACCTGGACTTGTTGACTTGACTGGGTTTGTTACTGCAAGATTTGGACTAAACAATGTATTGTAGGTTGCTAAGTTATGACGTACTCTAATACCATCTGGAATTGAACGAGGCCCGAAATAAATAACAACCGCACCTGTGTCAGTACCAACACTAAAGTCAACAAGATACTTACCTTGTGTACCTATAGGTATACTTGGGGCTCTATTACACGGTTGTAAAGGTATTGCTGGCTCAGTTGGTGTCGGAGTTGGTGTTGAAGTACTAGTTGGTGTCGGGCTGACATCTCCACCTCCACCTGTTGTTGGTGTTGGAGTCGGAGTCGTAGTATTAGTTGGTGTTGGAGTCACATTTTTATCATCTGTAGTTGGTGTCGGAGTTGGTGTTGAAGTACTAGTTGGTGTTGGGCTGACATCTCCACCCCCACCTGTAGTTGGTGTCGGAGTTGGTGTTGAAGTACTAGTTGGTGTTGGGCTGACATCTCCACCTCCACCTGTTGTCGGTGTTGGTGTTGGGGTTGAGGTATTAGTTGGTGTCGGGCTTGGAGCTATATCACATATACAATTTCCATTTGTATTTGCTGACCCACCACATGATGGACTATTGTTTATTACACTCAGAGCACAAATTGTTTTTGAATCGTATCGGTCGAGTATGATTTGTGTAGTTATACCCTCACAATCTACTACTGTAAATGTTGTACCAGATTCACATTCCATACCTCCATATAAGGACCACGTATTACAACATGGATTCGTTGGTGTTGGTGTCGGGGTTGATGTGTTAGTTGGGGTATTAGTTGGAGTAGACGTGGGAGGAAGACCTGTTGTTACTGTCGGTGTCGGTGTTACAGTATTAGTTGGCGTATTTGTCGGTGTTACAGTATTAGTTGGAGTATTTGTCGGTGTTACAGTATTAGTTGGCGTATTTGTTGGGGTAGACGTGGGAGGAAGTCCTGCCGTTACTGTTGGTGTTGGTGTTTGAGTTGGCGTACTAGTGGGTGTTGGGGTGACAAAAGATACTGTTGCAATAACATCACACGGAGAATCACTTGCACATATATATACGTTATGAGTATCAACATCAACAAATGAATACCCATCAATTAATTGTTGTCTAGTTACCGTAGCAATTAGATTTCCAGCATCTATTGAGGTATGATAAATATTAATCACCGAGATATTTGTCCCGACCGTTAATCCTGTTAATGTTACTGTTCTATTCGCCATCTTAAATTATAAATATAGTTGATTTTATTATTCTTGTCATATTATTATAAATATATCCACTTTTAGTAATCTTATTATATTTTTATTTACCTTTTTAAATTATATTAATATACAAATTTTCTCTTATTGGAGCAATTAACTTACCCATTGAGTTATGTATATGGAACTCACCAATGAACCTACCTTTAGTGTTCGTATCCTTTTTACGCCACTTATAATAAATATAATATTCATAAGGAGCATCGGGGTTATTTTGTATTTTTTCAGTTATATACGCATTTTCCATTAAAATTTTAGGAATACCATTCGATTCATTTTTCATCGAAAATCTAATTGTTGCGGTATCTAAATCCGTATCAAATATTTTATATGCGTCTGTTCGCCCATCTCTGACGACCTGCATTTTCAATATTGGTAACTCACTATTTTGTCTTATAAAAAATTCCATACTATCAATAAATAGTTTTTATATTTAATTAGGTTATTGATTACTTCCGTAACATTCCATACTAATCTCATTAGATGTTATTTTATACTCATAACACTCACTACTACCTGATGGTAAGTTACTAACTAAAACATATAATGGAAAGTCGTTATATGTTAATCCGGTACCGTAAATTTCCCATGGACCACCAACACAGTCTCTAAACTGTACAGTAAAGGTAAATGAAGGGGAAGACATATTGGACTCAATAGATAACTCACAATATGGTTCTTCAGGAGTATCTTGACATATCATATGTTGACCATACGTGGACGCGTAACTATATCCATCTGCAATTCTTTCAGGTCTAAATTCAAGATTAATAAAAGTAATTCCAAAATTAGCACAATATGACATAATAGTATGACAATCAGAATTTGGTATGTTACAAGGAAAGTTTGGGCAATCAGAAATATATGTACCATCGAATGTACCTAAAGGAATGGTCCATGTACCATAGTCCCATGTGTGGAATCCAAGAACAGCATGACCCACTTCATGAGCATGTAAAAAATTATCAAATAAATTACCTGTAACTCCCGACATAACATAAGGTAAGTCTACGTTAACATTATATGCAACTGCAACATTATTAATTGTATTATCAATATCAGGATAATAAATTCCTAAGAAATTAGATATCCCTTGTAACCCCGTATTATTAAAACTTCTTCGATTTATCTGATAAATGAAGTTATAGTCAATACCCGGTAATAAAGTATTATGGTTATTTTTATAATAAGTACCAATAGTATCTCGATATTGTACTTCATTAGGATTTCCCGCAACATTCCATGGTTCTGAGGTTTGAGTAGTCCATTCTACGATACCTTTAACTTTAAAAGTGAAATCACCATTAAAACTTGGTTCATAGAAGGCATTAAGGAATAAATTCATCGATTCAATATAAAGTTGTGAATTACCACCATTTTGCTGTATTCTATTATATGAATTAAACGGTAAATCATATATCATATCGACACAATAATATTGTGACCCACTTAAGGACTGTGACATTACCGACTCTCTGAATTGATTAATTTCTCTTTCTTTAGGGTTTACAGTACTACCACAATTAAAATTAGGACCTTCGATAAATGATTTAAACGCAGTATAAAGTTTATCTGTCGTTTCAGTTAATAAAACTGTAGTACTATTCTTTTCGTATAAACAATAAACCGTAGTTTCACTAATACCTAAACTACCAATACTCTTATTACCGTCTTTAATTCGATAAGTTCTAAGTATTGGGCTAACTGACTCTATTATAGAATTTTCACCCTGACTTGACAATGTTATTTCAGGATTAGAATACTCAGTTTTTTCTAATCTCATTATCGCCATAGTTCCATCCCAATTAGGAATTGCCATTTCAAAGGACTCGTAATTATTATCGTAGATATTTTTTAGAGTTTCTGAATTGTAAGTAAATTCTGATAGGTTTTCACCTGTAGAATTAAATGTAAATAAACCTATAGGTGTATCACCTGAGTTAGTAAATTCACAATTTAACTCACAACTTAACGAATAATTAGGTGTTTGAGATATTGTGGGGGTGGGGGTAGGGGTAATACTTGAAGGTGATGGTGTAGGGGGTATCGGTGTATTAGACGGTGTAGGGGGTATTCCTCCTCCAGATGAGCCTCCTCCAGATGAACCTCCACCATACGGTTTACAACATAGTTCAGGCTTGCTAATTGAATCTGTTATATTTATAAATAATTTTTTTCTTCTTGGTAAAATTATTTCACCCTGACTATTTGATATTTTAAATTCACCTATATAACCACCGATATGTCTTGTTTCGTGAGAAGTTAATTGGTAATAAACATAGTACTCCACTTCTTCAGTGTCTATCGTTGATGGTTTAACCATAACTGAGGCAGGTTTATTCATAATGTAATAAACATTAGTTTCTTCATTCCACATACTAAAAGTGATAGTCGAGTCTTTAGTTAAGTTATCAAACTCTCTAAAGTCAACTCTACCATCTTTTACTATTTGTACCTTTATAATAGGTAACGTACTATTTTTTCTTATAAAAAATTCCATTATGTTATTACGTTAAAGTTAGGGTTACAATCTGTTTCGGATATATCAAAACCGAAATCACAAGTTATTTCATCAGTTACAAAATCAAAATCACATACTGCCTCTTCCGCATCAAAATCAAAGTAACATCCCAATAAACAAGGGAAACAGTTACTACACCAAAAGTCATATAAATTATATCTACCTTTTAGTTCTCTATAATTATGTTGAACTTGCGGAGTTGATAATGGTTCGGTATACATCCTAAACTGAGATATCCCACCCATAAAAGTTCCCCCAAAATTAGGTTCAAGTAAGATATCAGTGGTTAAACCAGATAATGAAGTACCCGATAAAGTTTGGTTTGGCATCGATTCTGGGTCCTGTATATACTTTCCTTCTGTGGCGGTACATGCGCTAAACATTAAACTCTCTCTAAGTCCTTGGGTACCTCCGCCCCAACTTACATTAAATGGTACTCCAAGTTGTTTTTCTTTTTGAGTATTTAATTCACGAGGTATAATTTCTTCAAAATCCTCAATAACCATAAATAGGTAACCATTAACATATAATTTTAATAACCCTCTTCTTCTGTCTTTATTACGTAACCATTTTCTATTTAATTCAATTAAACTTTCCTTTTTCTCTTTTTTACTACCTATATGTGTTTGTGGTGGCATTATTAAATTGTACGCGGCACCATTTATTGCTGACGGGTAAACCACATCTCTTATATCACCTAAACCTCCCCAATTAATTAAATCACAGTCCTCTAATGTTTGATACCTCTCAAATACGGCAGAAAACATTACCCATCTTTCTTCAGTATTAGCAGTTAAACAAACTAATGAGTCGTACCCACAATCATCATATATTCCCCTAACTGAACAAATCTCATTAATACAATAACCTGAAGAATATGTTAATCCTGTTGTTCCACAGCTACCTGTTGTAACACAGTCACCTGTTAATTTAATGTATTTAACACATAAGTGTGGGTTTTTAGGGTCCCCCGATAATCTTATTGACATTGCATTTGAAAGTGCATCAACCCCTGGGTCCACCGGTGGGTTAACTATTGTAGTATCATATGCTCCGCAAGGTCCCGTATTATGTTTAACTGTGGTACCTGTAGTTGGAAAAACTTTAAAACAATCTGAATTGGTTACTCCTGTGTCGGCACAAGCACATGTTCTTATACAATCATCTAATCCGGTGGTAACTCTTTTATATGTCCATTCTGTACTACTTTTACCTGAGGTATCAACATTAAACCCGCAATTATAGTTATAACAACCTAAACCGTCTGAACCTTGATTACCTCTTTTAGATTCTACTTTACCTGAAGCAGGGTGGTAATATTTATTTTCAGCCCTCGTACCAAAATAAAAGAACATACCCGCATTTTCAGGGTAGACATCATTTAAATAAACTTCAGAAGGTTGTATATTAAATTCTTCTCTTTGCCTTGGTTTAATCACAGTCTCCATAGTCCATCCTTTATTTACTCTTTCAGGAAAAACTTCGTAATCATAACCAAATAATTTATAAAAACCTTGATAAAATCCTCCGTATAACTCATTATAGTAACCTATCGAATCAAAATTATTTTTAGATACTATATTATAAATTGTTTTTGAATTACCCGAAAACCTATGGTTTGGATAATCGGCATATGAAGTTACTGGATGAAATTTCATTCTACGGTCATAGTAATGTGGGTTCCATTTTTCAAAATCATTAATACCCATTGTAAATGTTATGGTTTCACCTGTCATTTTATCATATAACCCGTTATCGGTTGCAACCAAACCTATATCACACAAAGTAGTCGCCGATTCACAGAATAAATCAACATTTTTAGGGTTATAATAATTTTCAGACACTAAAGTATTTCCGGTATAATTAACATTCCACAACAATTTCATTTTTTGGTTAGATATATTTGATGATAAATCAATATACACGGGTAACCTATCTCCATCGTCTTCCGCAATAAGTTTTTTAGAAAATACTACCTCCTCATCATAATCTCTTTCATCTGAAGCGATTGTAAGGTCAAAGTAACTACTACTATCTAAACGGATATCGTATCGATTAAAATTATAATTATTAATATTCTGACTTGCCATGAATGGTTTTTATAGATAAATACTTTGTTCGTAGTATTTATATTAAAAAAGAATCTATGAAGTCGTATCTTTATAAAACAAAGGAGGGTGCTGAGAAAGCCTCAAAGGAATTGGGTTGTGAGGGTTCTCACAAACATAAAAGAAAAACATTTATGCCGTGTAAAACACATAAAGAGTTTTTAGATGTTACTCAGACCTCAAAACCTGAAGGAGAAATGGATGAGATAATTGACTATGACGGTACTATGTTAAATTCTAAAATACCGATTTTAGACCCTAATGTTAGTGCGGATGGTAATACAACTATGGATAAGACTGTTGCGATGGCTCGTATTACACAAGACCCGTTAACAAGAGGGTATAGAACATATTATGGTGAGAGTATCGAAAAACGAGAAGTTAGTGAAGAAGATATGGAAGACGCTTTTGGTTATGACGAAACCAAATTTATGGATGCCGATGAAACTATAGATTTCTTTATGGATGAATTAGGTTTTGATGAAGACGACGCTAAAGGTAGGTCTGAAGAAATGGGTAAAGACCCTAAATTAGATGATAGTTCAGAGTTTAAAGATAAGAAAAATTTTGTCATGAAAGGTCGACTTACAGAAAAAGGAAAAGTTTTAAGTAAAGAAGACTTAATTAAGATGGCTGACGATATGTTAGTTAGTAAATCTGAAGATAAAGATTTAAAAATTGACCGTAAACTTTCACCAATATTAGTTAGAAATATAAAGGCATTAAAAAAATTGGCATTATTAGATGGTATATCAACATCCGAATTAGTTAAAATTTTAAAAAATGAATAAGGAATTATATAACAGAAAAGTTAAAGTACCTGAATCACTTTGTAATCACCTATCTCAGTGTTTTGATTCTGTTGACGCCGATAGTAATGTCGAAGGGTTTAATAGAAACCAAGACTTAAGAAAAAGTGGTGTGGCCACTTACCAACAAATTAAAAGAATTAAAAATTGGTTTGAAGGTTATGAGGGTAATAAAGAAGATTCACCATACATTTTAAATGGTGGTGAAAGAATGGAAAAATGGTGTGATAGTGTTTTAGACCATTGGAGAAAAACATTAGATATCGGTAAAAAGGCCAAATCAGAAGGTGGTATGGAAAATGAATATATAAAATATCATACTAAAGATGGAATAGTTGTTAGTCCTAATCAAAAACATGAGAAAGGTATTAACAAATTTGACACGTCTGTAACTGAACAAATAAAACAAATAAACGATATAATGAAAACATTAATATAATGGCAACACAAAATGACAAATTAGACTTCGCACAACCAGCTAACTCATTATCTGAATACGCTGAAGCGGAAAGAGCAAAGTTATTCCCTAAGAATGATTTTTCACCAAAAAGTGACCTTTACTCACCTCAACATCCCGATGCGATGGCAGATGGTGATAATATTGGTAGAGGAACTGCTCAATTTTTAGATGTCTACAACGAAACTGCTGGTACTTCAACAGATATACAAGCAAGGGTTGAAAACACAAAAATTGATAAATATAGTCCTAATAAACCCTACCCTAACTTCGACTTGTAATGAAATTACTTACCACGGTTAAAGGTCTTATAAATGAAATTGCGTCTCTTAGTGATATTGAAAAATCAATTAGAGACCGAAAAGTTGTAGTTATTAATTACGATGGTAAGGAACCCGGTGGTAAGGGATATAGAACAATAGAACCTGTTTGTGTGGGTAGAAGTAAGGGTGGTAATAATATGGTACTCAGAGCATGGGATACTGAAGGTGCGTCACATACCGCAACTATAGGTGAAAAACCATTACCCGGATGGAGGTTATTCAGAGTTGATAAAATATTTACTTATAAGTTAACTAATGATACCTTTAATGAACCTAGACCTAACTACAACCCTAACGGTGATAACAGTATGTCTAGTGTAATTTTAAACGCAAAATTTTAATATAAAATAATATGAGTGACTTAATGCAAAAATTAGCAGTTTCTAAAAAAATAATGGATAAACACAATGGAACACCTAGGAATCAAGGTGGAGGGTCACTACCTATGTCCGAAAATATAAACGCGACATATAATGTGCCTCAAGATATGATACAACAACAAGTACCTCAACAACAAGTACCTCAACAGGCTCAACCAATTAGTAATGGTGAACCTGTAAGTGAAAATGCGATTAAAAATTCTAAATTACCGGATGAAATAAAAAAATTAATGTTAGAAAATCCTATAGTTCAGCCACAGTCTAATGGTCCAGTATTAACTGACGAATTAATACAAGGAGCCACACGACTAATGAATAATAATACACCTCCTCAAACAGGTCCTTTACAAAATGAAGGTAATACTGTTATCTCTAATTCTTCAACAATACCAAACAATGGGGATTTAAAACAAATGATTAGAGATGTAGTTCGTGACACAGTTAGAGATGTTGTTAGAGAAGAATTAAAAAGTTCGGGTATTGTTACTGAAGGAAACCAAAAAGTTAATGAAACATTATCTCTTAGAGTAGGTAAACATGTGTTTGAAGGAAAAGTCCTTAAAGTAAAAAAAGTAAAACAATAACAATACCTTTTCTTATTAAAAATCTTTTACTATATTTTGATTAAAATTAAATTATATGTCAAAGATAAGAGTATTAGTCCTACCATCCGATAGAACAGGTGTCGGTAAATTTCGTTCAGTTGAACCTCACATTTTTCTACAAAATCAAAATCCTGATGACTTTCATGTAGATATAGATTACGACCCAAAAATTAATGATGATAACTTTTGGAAAGGTTATGATATGGTTCATTTTCATAGAACAATCACTAAAGATTATGATAGTACACCGGCCTTAATCGATAAATTACATAAATGGGGCATAGTAACAGTTGCCGATATTGATGATTATTGGTTACCAACTAAAGAACATCCCGCACATGCTATGATTCAAAATAATAAGTTGAATCTAAAAATTAGAGCAAACTTAAAAGCTGCTCAATATGTGACAACAACTACAGAGATTTTTGCTCAAGAAATAAAAAAGTTTAATAAAAATGTTTTTGTTTTACCAAACGCGATTAACCCTAATGAACCTCAGTTTAAACATAAGACAGAACCCTCAGATAAATTAAGATTTGGGTGGTTAGGTGGTTCTTCACATTTACACGATTTAAAAATATTAGATAATTGTTTTAGTAAATTAGGTAACTTAAAAGAAAAATATGAGTTATATTTATGTGGTTTTGATACAAGAGGCTCAGTAACTGAAATTGACCAAAAAACAGGTAATCAAAAACAAAGAGATATTAAACCAGAAGAAACGGTATGGGCGGAGTATGAAAAAATATTCACAAAAAACTATCAGGATGTACCTGAAGAATATAAAAAATACCTTTTAACGTATAATCAACAACCTTACAACGATGAAAAATATTATCATAGAGTTTGGACACAACCCGTCACTTCGTACGCTAAAAACTACGCAAAATTTGACGTATCTTTAGCTCCGATTAAAAATCATATCTTTAATAGAATGAAATCTCAATTAAAAGTAATTGAAGCGGGGTTTTATAAAAAGGCAATTATAGCCTCAAATATTGGACCTTATACCATCGATTTAAAACACGCACTTAAATATGGTGAATTTGTTGATGGTAATGCATTATTAGTAAATGAAGGTAGAAATCATTCAGATTGGGCAAAATATATTAAGAAATTGGTTAATAACCCAACATGGGCTGAAGATTTAGGTGAAAGGTTATATGAAACAGTAAAAGACACTTATGATTTAAATGTAGTAACAAAAACGAGAGCAGAAATATATAAAACAATAACAAAATGATAGATTTACCATTAAACAAACTTTTATTTTTCGATTTAGAAACTGTAGGTATTGAAAAAGACTTACCGACACTTAAGAAAAATAAACCAGAATTAGCAAGATTATTTGAGAGTTACTTAGATTGGTTTATTAGGAAATATCCTGACCAAGAAGGTAAAACACCTGAAGAGATTTTTATTAATAAGGCCGCATTAGTTGCTGAGTTCTCTAAAATTATAGTAGCATCTTTTTCTTTTATAACTCCAAGTGATGAGGTACATACTCAAACATTTGCCGAAGATGACGAGAAAGAATTATTACTTAAGGTTAGAGACTTATTAAATAAAGTTCAAAAATTAGATTTTCACTTATGTGGACATAATATTAAATTTTTTGATATACCAACCTTAGGTAAAAGATTTTTAACTAATAATATTTTACCACCAAAAATATTACCTTCATACGAAACTAAACCGTGGGAGGTAAAGGCTCTTGACACTAAAGATATTTGGCAGTTTGGTAACAATTTTGGGATATCATCGTTAGATTTAATGTGTGTGTCAATGGGTATTGAAAGTCCTAAAACGGGGGAAGTAAGTGGTAATTTAGTACACGACACATATTGGAACGCAAATGGATTATCGCCAATAGCGGAATACTGTGAAAAGGATGTAAATGTACTTGTCGAATTAATTAGAAAAATTTACAATTTAAAATAAGATATGTTTAAAAAATTTAATGAATTAAAAAATGATATGTCTAAATTAAAAGACATACAAAAGCAACTTAGTGATGTGGATATGTCTGACCCTAAAGCGATGTTAGAGTCTTTCGGTGTTGATTATGATGAGTTAGAAAAATCATTTACTCACACAGGATTTGAACCAACACAAATAGACTATACTTTTAAGTCCGTTAATCCTGAACCTAAATATCACTATGGTAGTGATTCGGGGTTCGACTTACGAGCTAATGAAAAAGTGACATTAGAACCATTTGGTAGAGCTTTAATCCCAACAGGCTTATACATTGATGTACCACAAAGGAGTGAGGTACAAGTAAGACCTAAAAGTGGTTTAGCTATTAAGAAAGGTTTAACCGTCCTTAACACACCAGGTACTGTGGACGAAGGATACACAGGGGAAATAAAAGTTATATTAATTAATCTTAGTAATGAAACTCAAGTAATCGAATTTGGAGATAAAATTGCACAAGCGGTAATATGTCCCGTAATTCAAGGTCGAGACGTTAAGTTAAATAGAGTTAAAGAAATTAAAGAAAAAGACCGTAACTCAAACGGATTTGGTTCTACAGGAAATTAAATAAAATTTTATGATAACAATTGGATATTGTACTAAAAAAATTGACCCTAAGTTTAAAGAATATATAGAACAGTCTTGCGGTGTTCATAAAATGGAGGTCATACCTTTTGAAAATCCAGGTACCCATTCATTAAGTGAGGCTTATAATATAATTTTAGAAAAGGCAAGTAACGATATAGTAGTATTATGTCACGATGACCTTTACTTCGAAAAGAAGAATTGGGGAAATAAGGTACTTAAACATTTTAAAAGAAATCCTGAATATGGTATTTTAGGGGTCGCAGGTACTAAATTTTTTCCTAAGTCGGCAAGATGGTGGGAAATTACCGAAGAGATGTTAGGTATAGTTAACCACCAACAAGGTGAAAAAAAATGGACTAACCAATATAGTGAATCAAAGGGTAGTAAATTAGATGAAACCGTCATTGTTGATGGTCTTTTCATCGCTTTAGATAAAACTAAAATAAAACATACTTTTGATGAATCTTTTAATGGATTTCATTTTTATGATTTAGGTTTTAGTTTTAAAAATCACATTAGTGGAGTTAAGATTGGAGTATTTTATGATGTGAGAATAACCCACCTTTCAATAGGTCAGACAAATAATGAATGGGAAAATAATAGGTTAAAATTCTTAAGTATGTACGAGGATAAATTACCTATACTTTTACCTACTAAATTTAATAAAAAACCAATAAAGAAAGGTGAACCCTTAGTAACTTTAGCGATGCCAATTTATAATTATGCTAAAAGGTTAAATCCTACTTTACAATCCGTTTATAACCAAGATTATACTAATTTCGAAATTACTTTAGTTAATGATGGTTCAGATGATGAGTACTGTTTAATGAAATTAGATTCATTAGAAGGTCAGGAAGGTATACGAATTATACATAAAGAGAATACTGGAGTTTCTGACACTCGAAACGTGGCGGTTAGAGAAGGTAAAGGTGAATACATTTTACCTTTAGATGCTGATGATATGATTTATCCTGGTTACCTTAAAACAGGTGTTAACATTATAAAGAAAAACCCTAAAATAAGTCCTGTTTATTGCGATACTGTTCATGTTGGTGAAATGCAGGGGTTAGAAAAAAGACCTGAGTGGTCAAAAGAAAGACTTTTACAGGGTCCATTTATAGTTAATAGTTCTATGTATTCCCGTGAAGCTTATAATTCAATAGAGGGTTACAGTACAGAAATGAAAGGATGGGTAGATTATGACTTATGGGTACAAATGATGGATGCCGGTTTTATTGGTAAAAGAATCCCTAAGGGACTATTTATTTATTTCCACCATGAAAGTGAAGGTAAGGGGTCAGTCTCTACATCTGCACGACAAAATATGGGGGAATTACATAAAACAGTCTTGGAAAGA